AATTCATCTAAGTCGTGTCGGGCAAATGTTTTTCGTAATTTATTGACATCACGCATGGCTTCTTGCTTTTCCTTTTCTAAGGAAGCCATAAGAGTTTGTGCCTTTTTTTGATTGTTTAAAGCAGTTTCTATAGCCTCATTTTGTTCTTGAATTTTAGCTTCTAAAGCAATTTGATTACCTTTTAACACACCTATGTCATCTTGTAATCTGTCTATATACCAAGCTGAACCTGCCACCGTAGACAACAACAACACACCCATAATTAAGGCTAATTTCATTTAGGCTCCACAGGAACAAACAACCCCTTATCTATTAGTATTTGCCTATTTACCAAATGTGCTTCTTCTACTAACGCCTTATTTTCAGCGTTGTATTTAACGGCATAACACTCTTTTATCATAAGTTCATTAATATTGCGTAAACTACCTTTTTCAAACTCTGCCCAGACTTCCGCTATTACTCGCCCAAACTTCCCCTTAGCGTCTTTTATTTGAGTTTTTAAGACAATTTTCCTGCCCTTAATACTTTCTTTAAGAAAGGCTTTACTAAGTTTTCCACGTGCTTTTTCATCTTTGTCCCTCGTACGGCTTTCAGGGGTATCAATGCCAGCCATCCTAACACGAACAGCATGATGGATATCAAAGCCAAGGTCAAGAATAACATCCATAGTGTCACCATCCACCACTCTTTTAACTTTGCATTTATACTCGTACATTTAGTCATCTCCTCTTAATACCCTTTCTTTTAGTCGTAATGCTCTATCTCCTACTTGACTAGACCATTTAGAATCCATCATTTCTGCAGCAGCCGTTTCCCAGTCAGAAAGTTGCATAGCCTGAATAAACTTTTTGAATTTACTAAAACGTGGGTGTCCTAAATTGAAACACATGTTGGCTATTACTCTTTGACGATTATCATTAAGTTTTCTCCACCAAGGTTCTTTCATATCTAGTTCTTCACAAACAATTGTTATATCATTATCTAAGCATTCTTTAATTCTATCTTCAGAAACAGGAGTTCCTACTATCTTTCCATACTCTTCATCTTTTTCCGTTATTAAATGCCCTACTCCCATGGTAGGATAACCCAGATGATCCAAGTATATTTCATACTTATAGCCCTCGTCCATGATAAGTTCTTTCATTAATTTTTCCATGTTCATAGTATTGGGACCTCCGTTGCTCCATTCGTAGAAACAGTTAATTTGCCTAAACCACTGACGCCTTCGACTCCTCGCTCTGCTCCAGAATACACGTCTACCCATTGTTCTCCCGTCCATAGTTGAATTTGACTTGTTGATAAATTCCAAATAAGATCCCCTGCTTGAAACTTATTGTCGTTTCGTTGTGTTTCATTAACCGAAAGGGTAGAATCAATATCTACTCTGTTTAAACTAAGTTCTAAAACTCTAACTAAACGGTTAAATGTATCAGGAGAAATTTCTCCTATAGCAACAGGAAGTTTAGTTTCTAGTAATTTAGCCACTATCTTTTACCACTGGGTTGTAAGTCCATTCTTGTGGCTCCTACTCTAAATCCTACGCCTAGCCTAACTCCTGAAGAACCATCATCATCAGATTCAACACGTAGTGTTGCTTGTCGTGCTCTTACTCGTGTGTCTATTTTTGTAGTGCTAGAAGTACAAGTATTTGTAGCAGCAGTTGCTAAACTATCGGCAGGAAAGTTTCTAGTTTTTATTACAAAATTTATAGTTTGATCAGATCCTCCATTTCCTGTAAATTTAATATCGGGAATAATACGTCGTATTTGTTGAAAAAGAGTACCGTCTCCTAAATCAAAATCACTCGATTCAATATAAACATTATCCATAGGCGAACCGTCCGCATCATTACCTGTTTCATGGTTGTATAAATACCCTACATCTGAACTAGAATAAGTCCCCATAGGGTTATTAAAAATACCTTCATCTATCCAGGCAGTACGAGTTAATTGTCCAATACTCCATACTTGTTCATCATAGTTAAAAACTACATAACGATCAATTACTGTTTCCCCCTCGGAACAATAAAACCAACCTACTTCATCAAACTCTTTATTTAAAAACCCAAAGATTTGAAACGCTTGTCCTTCTTCTAAATCGCTAAATACATAATTCTGTACACTACAGGAAACGTCATTAATTTGTCCTGTGTAATTATAGAACCCTTTTTTGTCCATCCAAAACACTCCTCTAGGTGTGTTAATGGCAGCATTTGGACCAATTAACCCTACGCCTTCGTTCACTAAGTTAGTAGCAAAAGTAAAGGGCTGTCCAACAAATGTCATAGAATACATAGAAGTATCAGTCCAGACTAAAGTTTCTTGTCTAGCTCGTATTGCTCCTATAATAGAAGAACCTGCAGAAAGCCTAAAGGAACCAGCGGTATTGGTAGATTTAGGTTCCCACTCCGCTGCATTTTCTTGATCGCTCCACGCAATAAACATAGGGTCTAAAGAACCTGTTCGTGCACTCCCTGAAATAGGATCCGCTCCAAAACAAATTACATGTCTGTCTACGTCACTGACTAAAGTAACTAAGGCTTTAGTCGGTGCCAAGTTAGCCCCAGATAAAGCACTTAAAGCTACTGCCCTATCCGTGCCTAATGTTTTAGCACTGGTGTCCCAGTAATAAATACCCCCATAACGTACATTCATTATTAAGTCTTCACCGAAATTGTCGTGCGACCACAAACGTAAATTATTAGTATCACTTAAAGCACTTACACTACCAAAAGTGCCTGCACCCCATGTGCCTGCACCCCAACCACTAGATTCTACATAAACGTCTAGTCCTACGTTGATTTGATAAGCACCGACCACGGAACTGCCACCATTACCACTGTCACTGCTGTTAGCTGTAACTTCATCACCATCAGTGTCTTTGGCTTCTATGGTGTAGCTGTTCGTATCAACAATGGTAGCAATTTGATATTCTTGGTTCAATACAGTAGCGGTGATAAGACCGCCTAAAGTAGCTGCACCACTAAAGGTTACAAAGTCATTTTCTACGGCTCCGTGAGAAGTATCGGTAACGGTAAGGGTAGCGTCCCCATTAGTAGCTGAAAAAGTAACATCTCCTGCGGAAGTAGTAGCTCGAATTGGAGTTATATCATTAAAAACGTCCCCTTCTTGAATGTAGTATTTCCACGTAGTCCCCATTCCTAGGTATTTAGTTAACTCTAAATCCACCCAAGCGTGTAACGCTCTACCCGTAGATTGAAAAGTATTGAGAGTGTTTTTAGCCCAACCCCCAATTTTTTCAGGTAGATTTTTACGGAAACGAACTAAGTTCGCATCAAACCAACCCCCTTCATTGGAGTAGTCAGTTCCTTCACGATCTATTCCAGGTCGAAATATAAATTTTTGTAAGGGCATTGTATTAAAATAATTTTTCTATCCCTAAAGAAGCAGCAATTAACCCATAAAGTCCCCAAAGAATAAGTTCTAATCGTTTAAACTTTTCAGAACCTTCTTCTAACCGTTTCTCTATATGTTCATAGCGAATAGCACATTCTTTTTCATGTGCCTCCACTTTTATAAAGGCTTCTTTAGCCGTAGCCATTTATTTCTTTTTTGGTTTATCTTTGGCTTTACCAATATTTAAAGCACACACATCAATGATTTTGTATAGTTTTCCTATCCATTTATCATCTTTGGGTGTAGGTGTAATAGCAGCAATCGCTGACGCAATAAACACTATTGCACTTATTATTAATCCTATTGTTATTAACATAGTTTTACCTCTCTATTTTGTTAAATCTTCACCATTCGCTTTTTGTTCTTCTTCCACCACCACTTCCAATGAACTCTGATACAAAGTCAAAGCCGTTACTCTAATATCCAACTGATACTGTAAGGAAGCCCTCTGCTCCTGTAAGTTTTGTATTTCCTGTTGTAGGTTTTCTACATACGCTACTTTAGTCGTTATTAAAGGGTCTATGTCTACTTCTGTAGTGTCTACAGGATCTACCATTACAGGCTCAACCCCACATTCCTCTAGAATTTCATGTGCCTTTTTTTCATTT